GTGAAATTGGGTCTACTCGCGTTGTATTGGGTTGCCATGACTACTGTTCCTAGAGCAGTGTTGACGCTATTAAGCGCATTCGCACTGGTACTCCAAAACTCGAAAACGAGTCCATGGAACTTGTAAGCTGCAAAATTTTCTGCAATGCTCGATAACCAGGGGAATGTATTTGACAGTCCGGGATTCAGAAGCCATGATTGTAAGTTGAAACCAATGGAAGAAGTGATGTCTTGCAAATATTCTCGATGTCTAACTCTCACAGATCGTGCATTACTGTGAAAAGTTGGAACTCCAGACGTGGCTGGCATTATCGAACCTTGAGTGGTCAAGGTATTTGATTTGACTTCATAATCTCCCATACCAAGAATGTCAGAAAGAAAACCACCAACCTTGGAGCCAATTGCTGCTCCTGGCGCACCACCGAATGTGCCGCCGAGCGCTCCAAGTCCTGCCGTCGCTAGTGTTCTTCCAAGACTACTCTTGGGTTTTTGTTTTGTTGACCCTTTCTTCTGGGTCTTGTTCTTCTTCATATTCTTCGATTTTGGTGCTAAAAATTTGAAGACACTTGCACAATTTAGCAAATCTGTGACAAGTGTTTGTAGCCAGAGTGTTATCCTATTGATTCTAGTGCCCAAACAATCACCCATAGACCTAAATAGGTCTGGCACTCTCTCAAGTTTGCTCTCCAAATAAAATGTTGCTACTACACTCTCTCTGCGCCATAAACTTGACCCTCCTGCTTTAAACGTAAACGATGCAGAAGGCGATCCGAAAAATTTATTGCTCAATTCAACCATCATCGATTTTCTCTCTGGTAGCTTCACCGCAAAATGTCTGTCCATGATATATCGGAAACCATCATAAACATACCCGAAAACATCCAAAAACAGGTAATCAGCAACTGTTTTTGGTCCTCTACACGTACTCATAACAAACTTGGCTATCTTGATCATCGTTGGTTCTTCCAGTGCTGTCAGGAAACTAGAATAGAAGAGACCAATGTTGAATAAAAGAATATACTGACACGCCCATGACTTCAATGTGGTAGTCCAAATGATTGGGAAAAACGCGTGTCCGTACGGAAATAGCCAGCAAATTAGATTGTGCAGAAAATGAATTAAAATGCCGAGGGGAAGGTCAACTGAAGAACACCAATAGTGGAAGATTAATCTAGTGATCAAATCTGGCCAGAAGATTCCAAACATAGTGTTGGCTTCTAGGGCTGAGATAAAGAAGGCTCCAAAGAATGGACCCATTGATCTTTTTGAAAGTTCTTCAACTATTGGTGCTATACAAATTGAGTAAGTAATGAACATTTGTTCAGGTGACAAGCCAGTGTAGGTCATCATAAAAGGCGTTTCATTTGTCACTACTGCATGTTCTTGGGAGGTTCTGATTTCTGTTCTTAGAGTGTCTGCTGATCCCACGTCCATATCAAAAATCCTCCTGAATACCCAATGTTGGAAGGTGCTATTGAGGTTCATTTGTGCTATCTCTAACTTTGCTTCCTCAAGATCCTGCCTTCCGATGTTGTACATATTGCAAACAAATTCCAAAGTGGATTCGTCATACTCGTGTCTTTGCTCGTAAACCAGTTTATTATGCTCATACTCTGGTCTTCTAGCTTGCTTTCCTTGGGTTAGGACTAGCAATCTCTCACAAAACTACTTCACTAAAGGAACATGGTTGTCACAAGCGAGTCTCCCTAAAGCATCTCCTCTCATAACACCCATTCTCTTCTTTGCTGCAATATCTCCCTTCACCCAACACATTTTGAATAGGGATCGACCAATCATCACTCCGGGGATGAGTTGATTGGCTACTGGATACATCTTCTTCCTCAAGAAGATACAATTGTCCAGACTGGTGGATTCAAT